ATTCGTTTGAATGAGTAACTATGGCCAGAAAAAATCTGGACCGGCTGCCGCAGCTGGACAATCCGCTGAAGCTCTGAATTCGCTGATTGAGAGATGGTGGGCCGATTATTTTCCGGGATCAGCGGTTGCCCGCAACGCCGCAGCTTGGAATGCCGCACATGCAGCTAAGGAAGCTTTGAAACGCCTGATGATTCCCCGAACGCTCCGGGGAAATAATCCCGAAGGGAGTATCTAGAATGCAGCTCAGCTTTGGCTCGGGTGCGCTGTGGGGAGAACGCACAGACGTTGCAGGCTCGGGAATCGGCCCGCGTCAGTTCGGCGTGCTTCAGGACATCCAGATCGATTTCGATTGGACCGACAAAGAGCTATATGGTCAGCTTCAATTTCCCGTCGCGATCGCGCGAGGTCAAGGCAAGATCACCGGCAAAGCCAAATTCGCACAAGTCCTGGGTCTTCTGTATTCGGATATCTTTTTCGGCATAAATGCGGCTACGGGTCAATTTGCGATATCGGAACTTGAAGCCGCGATTGTTCCGGCTGTGATTCCGTTTACCGTGACGGTGGCGAATGCATCTGCCTACAACGACGATCTAGGTGTCGTATATGCCGCCAGTGGGAGGCGGTTTAATAGAGTAACTACGCCATCTGAAGCAGGCCAGTACTCAGTGAACTTCGCCAACGGTGTTTATACATTTTCTGCTGCAGACTCCAACGAAGCGTTAATGATCTCCTATAGCTATAATGCAGCGACTACAGGCAACAAGTTGACGCTGACTAACCAGCTGATGGGAACGACGCCGACATTCAAGGCCACATTCTACACCACCTATAGCGGCGAAGGGATAGCGCTGCGGCTGAACACTTGCACTGCCAGTAAACTTTCAATGCCAACCAAAATTGACGATTGGACTATTAACGAGCTCGATTTCATGGCATTTGCGGACGCTTCAGGGACAATCGGATATCTGAGTAGTGTCGAATGATCACATTGCAACAGTCGATACCGCCGGTTTTTGGGAGAGTAGAGTGATTCCCGGGGTGGCGATCTCGATCGGCGGGAGAGAATGGACGATACCCCCACTTACTTTGGGTCAGCTTCGCCGGCTAATGCCGAAAGTGCGGGAGTTGTCTAATCTCAACACCCAACTTGGGGAGACTCAAATCGGTGTCTTAGTTGAAATTGTGTTTGCTGCATTGCAGAGGAACTATCCCAATATTACTATAGAAACTGTCGAGGATCTGCTCGACCTTGGCAACGCTGCCCCCATATTGCATGCAGTGCTGACAGGGTCAGGCCTTAGCCCACGGGCGTTACAGCCGGGGGAAGCCATGGCCCCCGAACGCGGTTCGGGGGTGACGGCGGCAATCCCGGCGGCGACTGGGGACATATCTATGGCCTTCTTGCCACCGCTTGCGGATACAGCTATCCGGTAATCGACTCGATGACACTCTTCGACGTCGAGGAGTTGACTTGTTATTGGATTGAACACCCGCCAACACATCTGTTGATTGCTGCTTATCTTGGTGCAAAGAAGCGGAGTCGTAATCCCCAAGTCCCAATATCCACAGAGCGCGGTAAATCCGAACAGCTTCTCACCGAACTCGGACCCGCATTCACATGCGGCGATATCCATGCGGGATTGTGGCCGGTAGAGCTAGATTTTTCAAAGTTGCGGAGGATAACTCAGAATTTATCAGATTGACAAAATTTTTAAGTGTCGAGGAGCGGTGCTTGTGCTTTCTTGAGAGGAAGACGTGGCGGATATCGAAACCAGCGTTGCCATAACCGCCCAGGTGGACGATCTCCTGTCGGGAATGAAAAGCGCTGCTGATGCAGTCGAGACGGCAGTGGAGACAATAAAGGCTCAGTTCTCTGACCTGAGCAGTGTTGCGCAAAACGCTCGAAGCGAAATCGCCGCAACGGCGACCCAGATCGAATCGACAATCGGCGCACTGCAGGCCAATACGGTCAGCCTCACCGTACCGTTACGGATGCCAACGGGCCAGGCCAACGATTTGGTCGGAACTGGCTACCAGGCCCCCGGTATTTCGGTTACACAGCTGGACAGCACGACAGCCAGCCTAGCAGAATCGATTGATGACCAATGGGCCCTGCAACAGGAATATTACGAAAAGAAGCACGCCGCTGACGAAGACGATGCTGAACGCCAAAAAACGATAAACCAACAGGAGGCACTTGCTTACGAGGAGTATATTGCCGACAAGGATAGACGTGATGCCGAAGCAGTACGAAACAGTCAATCTCAATGGCATAGTTTGCTTCAGCCAGTTGAAAATAGTTTAAGTTCTTCGGTCACGCGAATTGTTACAGGCACTGCGACGGTCGAGAACGCCTTGTCTAATCTCGCTCATTCAGCCGTTGCCGAGTTTGTAAACTCCTCGTTAAAAGACGTGTTCGGTGGAATTGGGAGCCTGGTGGGAGGCAATCTGTTTGGCGGTAACCAAAATTTCTCAGGCCTCGTCGACTCCGCGGGCGAAGGAGTAGTTGGCGGAGGAGTCTTTGGGACCTTGTTCAAGGGCATTGGGTCGTTATTCGGCTTCGAACACGGCGGCATCGTGCCGTCGGCTCAGGGGGGCTGGATGGTGCCATCGACATCGTTGGCGCTTCTGCATACAAATGAAATCGTGCTACCCGCAAATATCAGCGAAGGTTTACAGTCCGCGATCGGCTCCGGCGGCTTGGCTTCGAACAGCAACCCTATTGTCTTTAACGTCTCGGCCATGGATAGCCAGTCGGTAGCTACTTTCTTCAAAAACAACGGAGCAAACTTGGTATCCGCAATCAACCAAGCGATGCGTAACGGTTCAGCGATGCGGAACTCTTGATGACAATCATTTCCCTGAGTTACCCGGACTTACCTGGAGCGTCACAAAATCGCCCATCTTCCAGACCCGGGTTCAGCGAGCGGCTTCCGGTCGCGAGCTCAGAGCGCTTGACTACCCCTACCCACTATGGCAGTTCACTCTGAGTTTCGCATTTTTACGAGACAATCCTGACGCCGGGCTCGACGAACTGCGAACTCTGCTGGGATTTTATCTCACGAGCCAAGGCGCTCATAGTACGTTTCTGTTTAAAGATCCAAGCGATCACTCGACAGCCGATCAGTTTCTCGGCATAGGCGATTCTAGCAGATATATTTTTCAGTTACAGCGGACAATAGGGAGTTCATTACCTGGCGGCGGTTTCGCAGAGCCGATAGTTGCTCCAAATATCGTCGATGCGGTATATTTCAACGGAACGATTCAAAACACAGCGAGCTACAGCGTCGATCCAAGCACCGGGTTGGTGTCTTTCGTAATACCACCTGCCACTGGTCTAGTGATTACGGCGGACTTCTCATTTTGGTTCCGGTGCAGGTTTACTGACGATAGCTATCAATTTGAGAATTTCATGTATCGGCTATGGCAGCTTAAAAAACTGACCTTTATTACGGTGTTCCCGTGAAGCCAGCAAGCCCGGCGCTGATTGCGCTACTTAACTCCGGAACGCGATTTATAATGGCGGATCTCTACGCATTTGCACTAGTAGACGGCCGCGTTTACCACTATTCCGGTGCTGCAACGGCGATTTTCGCTAACGGCAATTCGTTCGCCCTCGGTCCCAAATTCGAGCGCTCCAAAATCAAGATCATAGCGGGGGTCCAGGTAGACGAGCTCGATGTCAAAGTCTATCCCGAGCCTGCCGATCTCGTGGGCTCAATCCCATGGCTGCAGGCGGCGTGGACTGGACAATTCGACGGTGCCACTTTGCAGGTAGAGCGCGCATTTATGCAGCCCTATGCAACGGTTGCCGGCACAGTTGTGCTGTTCGCTGGGCGCATTTCGGAAGTACATGCAAGTCGCACAGGAGTGGACATAAAATGTCGTTCACATCTGGAATTGCTGAACATTCAGATGCCGCGGCGACTATGGCAGCCATCCTGCACGCATGTATTTGGGGATGCCATGTGCCAGTTTGACCGCAACAGCCTTGCGCTAACATTCCCTTGCGTCGCCGGGTCGACGTCGACTGTGATCCAGGGCGCGCCAGCAGGTCGCGTCGTTAACTTGGTGGAAATTGCCGATGGCGGTCATCTCCAGTGGTGATGTTATTGGCTTATGCCACCAGATCA